AGCTCCTGAACCTACTGCATAGGTTCCAGCTGCTGCTTGTGGTAAAAGTGATGCTGTTGTAATTGGGTTTTGTCTTAAGAAAGAACCAACTCTAAAACCTGCACCAGCTCCTCTTGGTGCCATAGGTGCTGATATACCACCTCTAGGCATAAATATATTTTTTAATCTTCCACCTACTCCTAAAGTTTCTGACATTGGTTTGTAAGCTCTAGCTGCTTTAAAGCCTCTGTACGCTGCAGGTAAAAATCTTGCTGCTGCCATAGCTAATGGTGCTAAAAATGCTGCATGATTTTCTCTACCTTCTGTCTTAGGATATCTTTCATCACCAACTAGTCCCGTATTAAATTGTTTACTTAGACCACCATTCTTTTTCGGTTCCCTGATCCCCGACATAACACCTTCTTTGATAGGGCCGCCGTATCTAAACATTGGTCTATTTAATGGCTTCATAATTAATTACCCGTATATTTTACCAAACAATCCAGCAAGACCTGTAGCCGTTCCTAACGCTGACTGGAAAGGACTTGCTTGAGCTGGTTCTTGATACTGTGATCCTGCTACACCACCAGCTAAACCAGTTAATGTATTACCGTATTGTGATAGTCTTCCGTAAGGTTCGTAAGCTCCAGTCTGTGCTGCTTGTTGATCAGCAGATAGTTGAGCTTGTGTCATACCTTGACGTAATCCTCCAAGAGAACCTAGTGCAGAAACATCTTGACCCATACCCGTTCTGCCAAAGTCTGATAAACCAAACACTTGATTCATTTGATTTCCGTATGCACCAGCTAATCCTTGTTGTGATGCAGCCATCTGTCCTTGTTGTCCAAATAAGTTGCCTTGCATACCAAATAAATTACCTTGGTTTTGAAAATTTTGTTGTGCTAATTGATTTGCTTGTCCAAATCCTTGTTGTAACATTGAAGCTTGTAGTGCTGCTCTGTCTGCTAGTCTATCAGATTGATATTGTCCAAGTTGTGCTCCTTCTCTACCGCCACCAAAATTACCAGAAGCAACAGCTGCATCTCTAATTTGTTGTTCTCCAGCTTGACCTTGTTTGTCATACTCTGTTAAAGTTGCATCAATAACTTGTGATTGATATGGAGACATAAAAGGTTGGTAAGCTTGTGGTCCTGTCATACCTGCTGCACCTTGTGCAATGTTTCCTGCTGCAGTTTGATAAGCACCTAGTCCACCAATAGAAGCTGCTGATTGTCCTAAAGCTTGAGCACCTAATCCTTGTGCTCCAATAGCTGCATTTAAAAATGGTTTATAAGAACCAACACCTTGTTGTGCAATGTTGATTGCTTGTGTTTGTAAAGGATCTTCACCAGCAACAAATTGTTTACCAGTAAATTTACTAGTATCTATAGGTGCGGAGTAAGTGGCTTTCGCCTGATTGGCGTAATCTTGTACTGCTGGTTCTAAAAAATCTGCTATTGCCATTATATCATCCTCGACTGTAACATTTGTTGTTGATCATACATTGCTTGTGCACCTTCTAAACCTTGTGACTCTTCAGAAATCTCACCGCCCTGCTCTAAATTACTCATTAAATTTTCCATAACTTCAGCGCCTTTATCTATATCGCCGCCTCCTGCATTTCTAACAGCATCTGCTGTAAATACAAACTCATTTTTAGATAGTCTAGCGGGTACATCGTCAGCTCTTTCTTTACCACCCATTGCTACAAAACCACCTTCGTTTCTATAATCTTTTTCCATGCCACCCATGTCAATCATTTCCGATGCTTCAGCTTCCATAATGCCGCCTTCTTGTTTACCTATTCTTCCACCGTTAGCTGCCATAGCGACTGCTTCTGGTTGTTCCATACCTGCACCTTCTGGTTGTTGTGATGCCTGCATTACTGCTTGTACAAATTGTTCAAAAGATAAATTACCACCTTTGTTTTTGTATTTAACATATTCCATCATTAACATTTGTTCTGCTTGTGCGTCTCCTGCACCACCACCCATGTTTAAAAATGTTTTAGGTTGTCTTCTAGACATAGCTGCACCTGATCTAATGTATTCTTCTTCATCATCATCCACTAACATGCCGTCAGCATAACCTGCACGACCGCCATCAGCTGCATAAAAATTTTGCATTACATATTTTTTCTGTGGCATAAAATCTAAACCAGCACCTGCATCACCTGCACCGCTGTAATAATTTCTTGCACGTTGGACTTGTAATCTTGGGTCCATAACTTCTGTTACTTCTTCTTCATCATCACCGCCACCCATTAAGAATGGAGCTGCAAGAGCTGTAGCACCTAGGCCACCCATTAACATTTTCCCCATACTGAACTTAGAATCAACTCCTAATTTAGGATCATGTCTGAACATGTTTCCAAGTCCACCCATAAAACCTTTACCACTTTGTAATTTACTAAGAGCTCCTTTTAAAAAACCCGACCCCTTCATACTTGAGAAAGGACCTATACCTCCACCATACATACCTAATCCACCAAGTATGGCCATCTTACCTAAAGGACTTTTAACAACTTTCTTTACAGCACGACCAGCTTTCTTTACAAGTTTACCTAAGAAATACTTCTGTCTAGGGTCCTGTAAGGAACCTATTCCTGATTGTATTTGCTGGGGTTCTTGCATTCTAGATATTGCCATAAATTTACCTTAATTCTTATGTTTACTTTGTTTTACCTATTAAATCAAGAGGCGGCATGATAACTGTTACATCTCTTTGCACATCTTCTTCAGGTATATTAGCCACTTTTAAAGCTTCTTCAGTCTCATAGACCTCACCTGTTTTTTTGTTTTTAATAGTCGTTATTATCTTATCTGGTTTTAGTTCTATCATTAGTCTATTTTCTCCTTTTTAATGTTTAAAAAACTAACTCCATAATCAAATGAGTCTGTAGTGCTAGACTGTATAGTAAAAGCAGATCCGCCTTCCACTATTAAAGGTTGGGTTAGTAATTCTTTAGTTTGATTGGCTGTTAATGCTACTGATTTAATAGCTGTAATACTATTATTTAAAACTGTCACTGTGGGTGTACCCGCAGATGTAACTAATATAGATTTAATAATTATAGTCTCGTTAACTTCTGGTTTACCTGTTGCAAAAACAGGTAATGCATTTCCTGTAGTGTCATTATCTTTACCTACAAATTTATATTGGTTTACTACTGCCACTATTCTAAAAAGAAACTTTTAGCTTCTATCTCCTGTTTTACTTCTTGTTGAAACGTTGTGTTTAATTTTTTTATTACAGAATCAAGATCTCTAACTAGTGATTGTAGGTTAGTTTGATTGTATTCTGGTTCAGCTCTAGTTAATGATTGTACAATTTTTGCCATTATAATAAACTTATTAGTCCTCCATTCATAACTGCTACTCTACCACCGTCAAAGAAATAGACTCTACCACCGTCAGCCAAGTGATGACTACCAGTAGACCCTTGATAACCATGTCCACCGCTCTTTGTTCCATTACTCGTTGTTCCACCTTGATTCTGACCTGGATCTCCTCCTTCAAATTGATTTACAAAATTTCCTTGTGCAGTAATTCCAAAACCTGATGGAGCACCTGTAGAATCTCCTGTGTACATGCCACCTGTTGTAGTACCATCAGTAGTAGTAGTATCATCAGTAGTAGTATCATCAGTAGTAGTAGTATCAGTTGTTTTTTTCGTATTAAGAAATAATCTTTCTATAATATTTTTTTTCTTTTCTTTATCTTCTTCTTCTTCTTCGCTGTCAATAATGGAGTCTGTTTTATCTAACGCTATATCATTTATTACTGCATATTCTTTTAAAGCAGCTATTTTATCTTTCATTTGATTATATTTATCTACATCAAATTGAGGAGAATTTGGATCATACTTATCAAATTCACCTAAACTATCGCTAACGGTGTCAATTCTACCTTGAATAGTATCGGCATCTATCATACTAGCATTATATCCAGCCATAATGTTTTGTGCGGTATTGTAAGCACCTTCACCTTGAACAATTCGTCCAATGTCATCAACCATTATACCTTGACCACTTAATTCATTCTCTAATATTGCTCTTGTGTTTGTTGGAAGCATGTTATTTAAAAAATCTCTAGCCACACCAAAACCTTTTCCTAGAAAACTATTTTTTACATATTTTTGTATTGCACCAGGTATACCTTTTAATGGTGTTGAATAATATAAATCTGGATTTGGACCTACTGTTTGACCAAATTTATTAGTGTTTCTCATAGCTTTGTTGTAAGCGTATGGGCTATAATTTTTATTTGCAATTGAATTTGGGTCAGGGTTGTAAACACTAAAACTACTTCCAGCATTTGTAAATGGTATACCGCCACCACCGCCACCACCGCCGCCGTCGTCGTCACTGTCATCGGTTGTTGGTATTTGAAAAGGATTTTGTAAATATTTTTGTTGTGGAATATATTTAAAACCTGCGTCTCGTATCTCTTGGTCAGTAGCCATTATCTTCTTCCTCCCGGGTGTATATCTAATCTAAATGTTCCTAATTTCCAATCTTGAGAAGTGCCTGTGTTTGCAACTTCTAATGCAATTTGTCTAGCTCTTACTCTTACATCTTTTTTAGTTGTAGTAGAATCACAAGTAAAACTTGTAGTAGTTTCATTACTGTTTGGATACAATCTTGTTTTAAATTTAACTGCAGTGTCTCCTGTCTGCGAAATAAAATCTGGTATAAATCTACTAATTCTCATAATGTATTCACCGTCTCCTCTAATATCAGGCATCCCTACAGTTTGTCCTGTATTGCTTCTACGTTGGGTTATATCAAAATCACCAGAAACAATGTTACCAATTACAGCAGTCACTGCTCCTCCTGCATTAATTTGATCGGTCCCTGTTTCCTGATTATAGTATATCGTACTTCCGTCCGTATTACCAATAACATCTGATGATGCATCATCGTCAGGTTTATAACAAGTTGCGTGTGGTCTATCAAAAACTGCAGAATCTTGCCACGCTGCTCTAGGTAAAGTACCTGTTGTCCATATAGGGCGTTTAGGGGATGAGTCTAGATAGTTATAAGTAACTACTCTATTAATTTGATCAGACGCAGCTGTGCAATAAAACCAACTTACTTCACCAAACAAATTGTTTAATCCTGCATTAATAAGGTCTCTAGATGTAGCGTTTATATCATCATAGACATGGTCTTCTACAAGACAAGGCATAGATTTTAATTGACCGTCGTACGTAAAGAAACCATTCTCTGACATCCAATAAGCCGTACCATCAACTTCAATACAAGCGTTCTTACCAAACAATCCACAGTTAGTACCTACTTGTTCAAAAGCAAATACAAAGTCTCCACCTACAAATTTCATCAAAAACAATGCAGTATCCGTCCATACATAAATAGCATCCCTACCTTTAATAGCTCCCATAATTTTTGAACCATCAGCAAGTCTTTGAGTACCAGAATTATTTTCTGCTTTTACAGTGTAAGCATCTGTGCCATCAATATTTTCTTGATCAGAAAAACGTAAAAACATATCGTCTTGAGTTGAAGATGTTCCAACTGTAGTTTCTGTACCAAAAAATACTAAGTGTCTATCTGGAGTTGATACCAATACATGTCTAGATGCAGTTGGTGCGTTTGCTAGTAATGTAGCTCTAGTGTTTATTGCATTAAGCGCAGAAGCATCCCATTCAAAACACTTGCCATTATAAATAAGTGCAATTAATTTTGTACCATAGTTATCAAGAATCCATAGACCAGGGTCTATTGTAAAGTCAGAAGACGCTGGATCTCCCCATCCTGCAAAACTAGAAATATTTTGAACAGTATCACCACCACTATGTCCTGCTTTTGTGGTGCCATTAACTTCTCTTGCACCACCACTTAATATATTAGTTGTAGTATTATTTGCTGTATAACTAATATCTTCTGTACCTATTCTTATTTCACCAGCTGATGGAAAAGCTGCTGAGTTAGTCAAAGGAATATCAGTTACAGTATCATTTATGGTAGAAGCTAGAGTTGTAGTTGCAGCACCTAATGAAGTACCACCGTATAAACCAGCACCCCAACCAAAACCACCAAGTTGTTGAGAAGGGCCTACTGTAAAATAACATAAGACAGAAGTGCTGTTTCCATCACTTGTAGTCAAAGGTGTTCCCGACTCTTGATTCTCAGCTGTGATTGTAAAAGTTGTAGTAGTTGGTACAGATGTTACCATGTATTTAATATCTTCAAATGTAGCATTACTATAAGTCGATGCTGCCGGCACTCCTGCTACACTGTCAAATAAAACAATATCATCTTCTATTAATCCATGAGCCCCGGTGCATGTTACCGTAATTGTTTTAGATGATGACGTACTTGTAAATTTTGCGCCTGTTAAAGTATCTCGAATAGGGTGTATATCGTAATACGTACCACCTGAATACACATATAAAATTCTGTTGGTTCCTAAAGCCGCATATTTAATACCGGCATTATCATCCCAATGATGAATGGCTCTAGCTGCACCTGTTAATTTATCTTGTCCTAATTGTTGCCAGCCACCTATTTTTTCAGGTGAACCATATCTAAAACGTACGTTATCACCATCAAACCATTGCCCTTCAGCACCGGTCTCTGTGACTTGTTTATTAAATCCTGGAGCAAAGCCTAATTTTTGTAACATATAAAAACCTGTTTATTAGGTGTTATATCAGATTGTAAATGATTTCAACAGATTTAAAGCAGAGGGAATCTGTGGTGGATCATCCCCCTGCAAGCCTAATGTATAGACTATTTTTTAATTTTTGTCAACTTAACACCTTTAAACCAGGCAGGTGCGCCTAACAAAGGTCTTTTGTCTAAATAGTTTTCTTTAGCTGTTTTAGAACTAGCTTTATTATAATGTAAAAACACTTGTCCACAGTCTTTACCTTTAAATTCTTCTCTCCAATGTTCAAGATCACAACCAGAATATATTAACATATCTCCAGGGTTGAGGTCGACTTTAATACCAGCCTGACCTGTCTTACCCGTTGGATCTAAATAAATTGACCAAGGATCACCACCTAAATTTAATGTAGTAGATATCTCACATGAGTATCTATCTTTATGTCTAGCTAGTACATCACCTTGTTTATAAATTCTTGCGTAGGAATACGTAGGACTTAACTTAATTCCAGTGTGTTTTTCCATAACTGGTTTTACTTGTTGTAATAAAGTTTCCATAGCAATATCAGAATAATGTGAATAAGTATTTGGCACTTGCTCATCATTCCATACACCATAATATTCTGTAAAAGGTGAAATATATTTTTGATCAAATAAAAATCTTGCAACTTCTCTTTTGTTTAAGAAATATTTATAAACAAACTCTGCAATCTCAGGTGAGATAGCTTTTTTTAATACTGTGTATTTATTTTTCTTAAACGACATTTAATACTCCTTTTGGTATTGCTTGGCAGTTCCAATGTATAAATCTAAACGGATTATAACCCATATCTACAATGTACTGATGAGGTAGATATGATGGAAAAAACATTATTCTACCTGGTTTTACTTGATAATTTATTGCTGATGATGCGTAAGTTACTTTTGTTTTATCTTTTTCTGGTAATAGATTCATAACATTACCTGGTCTTGGATCTTCAAACATAGGCAAAGATGTAGATTCATCTGCTTTTAAAAAATAAAAACCTGATATGTGACCATTCCAATGAGTGTGTAAAGTATGGTGTCCACCACCTTTTTTAGCAAACTCTTGTACCCACATTTCTGTAGTAAATAATTGATGACCAGACATGTCAAAACCCATTTCACCTAATAAGTTATGTGCTGTTGCACCTATATAATTTTGTAATTCTGCAAAGTTAGGATCACCAATTAATGATGTTGAATGAAATACATGACCCATGTCTCCTTTATCACCAAATTTTTTATTACGTTTATCAATGGCTGGTTTTAAATTTTTCTTTGATGCTTCAATATATTTGTCTGATGCTTTGTTTAAACTATCTACAAATTTTGGTTCATCTGCAAACCATATAGGACATTTAAAAAATTCTTCTAATTGTAATTGTTGAGGATAACCTGCAACTTCTTTTTTTACTTTTTGTTTTCTAGCTTTAGCTTTTTTCTTTTTCATATTTCTCCTTTATTGAAATGGATATCCTAAGTTCCATATTACTAAACTGTTTCTTTCTCCACTTTTAACAGGACATACTCTATGCCATACAAATGAAGGAAACACAACCAATGATCCTTTTGGTAATATTTCTTTACATTTTACTGGTTTTCTAGGTTTATCAGGATCTAAATTTCTAAAATCAAATTCTAGTTCCCCACCCTTATAATCTTTAGGATCAGATAAAGTTACTGTCACAGATAATTTTCTAATTTTTCCGTGCGATGGATCACCTTGTTGTCGTTGATAAGGTCGATCCCAGCTATCGCAATGCCAATCATAATATTGGCCTTTTTTATATTTTGTAAATTGACAAGACTCAGAAAAATCCCAATTATAATTCCAACCTGCTGATGCATTTGCTTGATGTATATAAGGTTGTATTTCTTTATAAATCCATCTATCATTCATCCAAACAATATTAGAATCTCTTTTCTTTTTTAAATCTTTAATTTGTTTTTGATTTAATTTTTTACTATCACCATAACCACCAGTGACTGCCATTTGTTCTTGAAGTTGTTTTCCGTATTTAGAAATATCATCACAGATACGTTCTGGAATGACTGATTTAAAATACCAATAATAATTTGTTAGGTTCATATGTCTTTATAAAAAACTTTATAAAGAATTTTTAAGAAACTGTCAATAATTAAAGTTAAGCCATCCTGTTACAATATATTTACCATATTGTTTAGTAATTTGTCCTCTATGTGTATGAGTCCAATCTGTAGGCCATATTAAAGTAAGACCTTTTTTTGCAGGAGCGGTGATTTTTTGATAATAAAACTCAGTGCCTCCTTTTGGAACATTATTAAGATATGTCATAAACACAAGTGATCTTGTCGTATTAAATAAACCAGCTCTTTCAAAATGCCAAGTTTTATAACCCGCTGATTTTTTATAATATTGAATTTTTAAATCTTCTTTTATTGATGAGGTATTAATTTTTTTAACAAATTTAAATTTGTTTTGATATTTTTTTAATACTTTGTTTAATTCTAAACCATAGTCTTGTGCAAGTTTTTTATTTGATAGTAATGATAAATCTAAACTATCTTTCATTTTTTTATTTACGTGATTTCTGTCTGTGTTTAAAGTTACAGTGCCTGAAGAAGCATATTTTATATTGTTATCAAAATATAATTTAATTTTATCACATAGGTCAGTATCAATATAATAACCACCAATAAATGTCTCCACCCCAAACATATGTTCTTTCATTTTAAATATATTTTAATTAAATACTAAAGTCCCCGAAACTGTAAAAGTTGCAACTTTAGAACTACTAGGACCACATAAAAGTGTATTTGTTCCAGGTGTTACACCACATATATGAGGTGAGTAAGTACTAGGGATTTTAACCATAATTCTGCCTGAACCTCCTGCTCCTCCTAAAGAAGAAAAAGGTTCCCCTGTTCTTTGACCACCACCGCCACCACCAGTATTTACTACGCCAGGTCCAACTGGGGGAGCAGCACTACCAGGACTGTTAACTCCATTTCCACCACCTCCTGATCCTCCATTTGATTCAGGATTCGAGTGGGCTGATGAACCACCACCTCCACCACCATATGTTACTCCTGTTGGTCCATAATAAGGTTGAGGGGCACTTCCAAATACTGGAGCAATAGATGATCCAGATCCTCCAGAACCTCCAGCACCTGATGAAGGTCCATTTCCTCCAGTGCCTCCAGCTCCACCACCTCCACCACCAGCATAGGCTGGACCTGAGTCTTGTCCAGAACCTCCAGGATTTCCTTCTGATGGACTAAATCCTCCTGCATTACCAGTTCCTCCACCATCGGGATCAGGTCCTCTAACTCCACCACCACCTGAACCTCCTGGTGCTCCATCAGTTGGATTATTACCTGCAACATATCCACCACCTCCACCACCAGCTGTTGCTAATATTGAAAAAGGTTCGCAAGCTGCAAATACTGAAGGGTTTCCACTAATTGAAGGTCCACCAGAATTTGTACCAGCACCCCCTGCTCCAATTGTTACTGTTAAAGCTTTTCCTGCCACATCAGATAATGTTTGAGAAGTTAATAATCTAAATCCACCAGCTCCACCTCCACCACCTATATTAACACCTCCGCCTCCGCCACCACCTAATGCAAAAACGTCAGCTTCTACATCTACCATAAATCTTGGCCATGTTCCTTGACTCTGTGCTTGAAATTGACTTTGCATTGACCACACACCACTTGCTTTATTTAATTCTTTTACGATGACTACACCCGAGCCACCAGCTCCTTTTGGAGATCCTGCAGCGTCACCAGCTCCACCACCACCACCTGAGTTTGCTCTACCACTATAAGCAGTACCTGCACCTCCAGGAAAAGTTCCAGCAGCGCCATTACCACCGCCACCTGTTCCACCAGATCCTGCATTTAAATTCCAGTTTTGTAAACCTCCTGATCCACCACCACCTGCAATAATTCCAGCAGCGGTTGCACCAACTCCAGTTCCATTAGGTAAATAAAAAGGTTGAGGGGCAGCTCCAAAAAAAGGAGTAATATCTACTCCTGCTCCGCCATTAGCTGAACCACCACCACCGGGTAAAAAAGGAGTTTGTCCATTTTGACCAACAGCACCAGCTCCACCACCACCTGCAGCTCCACCTGGAGACGTAAACCCACCTCCAGGAAAACCTTCGCCACAAACTGCTGTTCCACCTGCTATACTTGAAGTAGGAGCATCTAATAAACCTGCTCCACCTCCAGATCCACCTGGAGCTCCTATAGCGGGCGATGGATTAGGTGCAGTTCCTTCTAAACCACCTTTACCTCCACCTGTTGTAGAAGAAGATCCAAAACTTGTACTTACGCCATTTGCACTAGGTGAACCACATGGACCAGCTCCACCACCTCCGATTGTAACTGAAACTCCTGACGATGGAATAGGTAATGATGGAAATACTTTTGCTCCACCAGCTCCACCACCTGAAAGAGTACCAGAACCACCACCACCAGATACAATTAATACTTGACCAGCCCTTGTACCAGGATTAGTTGCAGTAAAAGTTCCTGAAGATGTTTTAGATGAAACCGCACACTTCCCAAAAGAAGCTTGATTAATTACACCAATTATTCCGCCATTAGATCTGGCCATTTGAGTCTCCTATTCGGACACCCAAGCTGAACCATTCCAATCGTAAATTGTTTTTGGATCTGAAGTGTCGTTTGATTTAGTTGCTTCCCAACCTTTAGTGTTGTCAGCGTTATATTTTGTTTCGTTCCAATAAATCATGTAAATCCATACTGATGGGTCTTCACCATCATCTGTGATTGTTGGATAAGTTATTGGTGCTTGCCAATCATCACTTGCATCAAGTGACCATGAAGCATGAGGTTGTTGTCCTAAAAATTTATCTTTTACAGGATCATAGATCATACCTTTTCCTGCATATTGTTTTCTAAAATTGTTGTTGTAAGAAGTTTGTTTCCAAATCCCACCTTTAAAAAAATTAATACACCATGTTTCTCCATCAACATGCATGTCTGAAGGAACTTCATCGTTAGCAACAACTACTACTCTTTCAACAACTTGATGTTCATCTGATGTAAAACCTGTTGGATCTACTTTTGTTTTTAATTCTGCGAAATGTGCCATATTTTTACTCCTTAAATATAATACTTATAATTTATGACTCAGTGATTGTCAATCTAGTTTGACCAAGTTCCTGATTTTACATTTTCATAAACTTCATTCATACTCCATACACCAGGAGCTATTGGAAAATTAGGTGTTGCACCTGCTTGTTTTACAATAACTACACCTGGTCCACCTACACCAGCCGCAGGGTTAGCATTATTTACACCACCACCACCGCCACCTGTGTTAGCTACACCGGGAGCAGTTGGAGGGGCTCCAGGACCAGTTGGTTCTCCTGTTCCACCACCACCAGGTCCACCTTGACCACAACCACCTCGACCACCGCCACCACCACCAGCAAATAATCCACAAACACCGACACTAGTACCAAAAACTGGACTTGCATCTGCACCGTTTCCACCATTACCTGCAGTAGGCGCTAATCCAGTTCCACCGGCTCCTCCTGCGCCACCACCACCTCCTGCTTTAAATGAATAAGGAGCGGGAGCGACTCCACTTCCTGCGCCACCAGCATTTCCTTGACCACAAGTTCCTGATCCACCTGCAAGTGGGGCTACGTTGTGTCCTGCTCCACCACCACCAGAACCACCTGGTAAACCATTACCAATACTATTTGGACTAGGAGATCCAGTTCCACCTCCACCGCCGCCTGAAGTAGACAAAGGTGATGATGAACCAAAAGTTGAAGCGTCTCCTGTTGTACCTCTTGTACCTGGAGCAGGGGATTTTCCACCAGCTCCACCTCCACCAATTGTTACTGGAACTTGAGATCCTGGAATAGGATGACAGTTAGTTAATTTGTAACCACCAGCTCCGCCACCACCACCATAGCCTCCACCGCCACCGCCACCGGATACTACAAGTACACTTGCTGTTCCTGGTCCAAAACCTGGTGAACAATAATTACCTGATGAGGTAAATACGGTTTGTAAATCGTCTCTTGATGTGGTTTGTGTGGGTCCAATTATTCCGCCATTGCCAGCCATAATTTAAACCTCCTAAGCGTCGTTTATGACTTCATATGATACAAATAAATCTAGGTCACCAGCAGCGCTTGCTCCACCTTTTAGTATGTCACCTTCCATAAGATAGATAGGTGTATCGACCAATACTAACGTTGCGTCAGCTGGTACCGAAACTGTTTTTGCTAAATAAACTGTTGCGTCTGCTCCAGTTGTTGTAACTCCTGTTGTACCAGAACCCATTCCATCTACAAACAAACTTACGTCTGCTGCATTTGTTCCATCTACGTTTGCTACTGTTACTCTATTTAATTTTACGACTACGTCTGCTGCTACTGTCATCAATGTGTCAGTTGCTGTTGCACTTAAATTCCATCCAGCGTTACCGCCTAAGATTGTTGTTACTGCTACTATATTTGGGTTTGCCATAATTTAATCCTTTTATCCGAAAACAATTGCCATTGCAATAGCTTTTCCTGTTGATATACCAAAAGTTGAGGTTGATGTCCACTGTGTATTTCCAGAGCCATCTGAAGTTACTAAGGCTTGAGAAGTCGATCCTACGGCTGCTGGTAATGTTATAGTATAAGATGCTCCAACTGTTGCAGGAGCGTCAATTCCTACATATTCTCCACCTGTGTTATCTCCCAATCTTAAATCACCTTCTGCTGCAATTGTAAGGTTTGCATCATCCCATGTTAGATTAGCTGAAGCTCCAAAAGCACCACTATTATTAAATTGAACTTGTGTATCTGATCCTGCAGGATTAGATTCATCAATTGCAATCTCATAAACACCTGTATTAGTTGCTACACCATCGAGGTAAATAACTTTCCAATTTTTTTCAGTGGTTCCAAAAGTTACTGTGGCACCTGAACCAGATGCTGCTTTTAATTGAACTGTTTGTGCACCCGATGTACTATTTTTAATAAAATAAAAATTTTCTGTAAGTAGTGGAAAAGTTACAACTCTGCTTCCAGATATTGATCCTGTTAATTCTATAACTCTTTGTTGAGCAGTACCTGTTAAAGCACCATCTGCTATTGTTAAAGCTGTTGGTGTTCCTGAATCAGTTACGGCTTGAGAATTATATCCACCAGTTAATTGTTCAATAAGACTTAAATTAGCATTTGTTTTTGTCCCCCAGGTACCGGCGTTTTCACCAGTTGCCATTAATTCGAGACCAAGATCAGTATATGTTGAAGCCATAATTTTTTTCTCCTAAACTACGCGAGTTACGTCTGTATACGATGTATTTCCTACTACGTCAACATCAGAATAACTTGCGCCATTTGTTTTATTAACTGCACTATAACTTGTATTTCCAATAATATCAATATCTTGATATCCTAGTATAATAACCTCTCCAACTGCTGAAGTAGCCACTTGTCCTAGACCGACTAAACTAGCTATAGATAATTGAGTTGTTGTTAAAGTTCCTAAAGATGTCGAAGCTGATTGACCTGTTAGATTAGCTCCAGTTATATTTGAAATAGTTAAAGAACCTAAAGATGTCGAAGCTGATTGACCTGTTATGTCAATAACAGGACTTCCAGATATTGTAACAGCACCAACTTCTGTTTCAGCTGAAAGACCTGTAAGACCCATAACATCTGCAGGCGATATATTTCCTACTGCACTTGTAGCTGATAAACCAGATAACCCCACTGAATGATCATCTACAGATAATAATCCTGTACTTGACGTTAAACTTAATGCAGGTAATACAAGTGTGTGATTAGAAAATGCAGTTAAACTTCCTACTGCACTTGTTGAAGATAATGCAGGTAGACCTACAACATCTTCTGCCGTAAGAACTCCAACACTAGCAGTTGCAGATAGGCCAGTTAAATTAAATACAGCTGAATCAACTGTACCCCAACCATTCTCACCCCAATCAAGTGTACCCCAACCAGGTTTTATTTCTGTTGTTAAAGCTCCGACAGAACAAGTTGCAGAGAAACTAGATAATGTAATTTTAGTTTCACCACCCCAACCTTCAAAGCCCCACGTATCTGCACCCCAACCTGTTTCATTAAATGCAGTTAAAAATCCAACAGTAGATGTTGTTGAAAGACCAGAAAGAGTGACTTCAATACTATCTTGATCACTCCATTTATTTTGTCCCCATTGTAAAACTCCCCACGTATTTGAAAGGACTGTATTAGCCTGTCCACCCATACCAGAGTGATATTGACAATAGTAATAAAGTTGTGGTGCGCTATCCGCTACAACGATTGTTGTTTGAGTTGAACTATTATGGGTTACGCCTGTTGTATATTCACTTCCACCATTATGTGTACCATCATCAGTAGTCGAAAATCTAAAAGGGTGAGCTGAAGGATAATTAAATATATAAGTATAACCTTCTGCAAGATTTATAGTGTCCTGTAGTACACCATCTATATAATATTTATTGCCAGAACCAGGGTTGGCTACTGTTACTGTAAATGTTCGGATTGCCGACATAAGGATTTACTCCCTATGCTATCTGAACGATTGCGTTACCTGCTGTCTGTGCTGGAAATTGAACTGTGAATGTTCCACTTGTTACAGTTTTATCTGCACCAAAGTTAACAACACACACTGATCTGTTTGTTGTGAATCCTGTAACTGCTGTTGAATTATAAATTAAACAACCTCTTGCTGTAAATGTAGCTGAAGTAAAACTAACATCATTAAATTTTACACACGCTGTATCACTAGATAAAACTGGATCAGCTGATGGTGTTAATGCTGTCCCACCTGCAGTGTAACCAGTGTTTGAAGAGCCGCCATCAGTTTGACTTTGACTAACTTCAAGTGTGTTAGTTGGAACTGCATTAGCAGATGAAGGTGCTGTATAAACAGTTGTTGTTTTACTTAATGAAGCTGAGTCACTTGAAAATAAAGCTAACTTAAATGCGTTACCTGTTGGTGCACCACTAGAATCATTAAAATTGTGGCCACCTTGTAAAATTTCTACTTTAAAAGAATTACATATTGCTGATGTTATCGTCATAATTTTTTACCTCAATTTACGGAGACGGCGACTTAACTGGTATTCTAACTGTTCCATCAGTGTAATCGTCTCGTCTTCGTCTTCCAAGTTGCATACCTGAAAACTGTTGTACTGCATTTTTATATCTATTTTCATAATAAGTCAACATATCCATTGGACCTTTTAAATATCCGAACGCCTCTACAAGACATGCATATAATAAACCTTGTGGAAAGTAGTTACTTAAGTAAGTATCGGAATTACCATCAGATCCTGAACCAAGTCCTGTTGGGTATTTATTATAATAAATTCTAAATTTGTAAGCTGCATCTGGCGTAGGTGCTATATACATCCCGCCTGATGTAGTATCAGTTAAAGTTGTTGCTCCACCAAACATTGCATAATATTTAGGGAATCCTGTAACATCTTGAGCTGTTAAATCACCTTCAGACCCTGTTAATCTGTCTGTATATTCTGATAAATATGTCTGATCTTTTTTTTCTAACCAAGTTCCAGTGCCTGTTGTGTTTGCTGTCGAGTTAAATACTTCTATTCCTCTAACAAATAAAGTTCCTGCTGGTGCATTAATTGTGTTATTGTCTGTAGATAAAGCACCTTCTTGAACAAATCTATCTGCATCCATAGGAAGTTCTTGGTTAATTCGCATCTCAGCTGCCATAATAATTCCATCAACAACGGTTGTAGTTAAAACAGAACTATCTACTTCTGTGTAATCTCTTATCGCTGTAGTTAGTGTTGTATATGTATATTTTGAAACTCCTGACATAATTAACCTCTATCATTAACGGGTCCGATTGTACACTGAAAACCGCCCCCTGTTTCTGTGCTTGATGCAGCGTTAGTTAACGTAACATTTATACCATCAAATTGTGTAGTTGTAGATGGTTGACCTGTACTTGGAACCGATGTTTCATTTAAAGAAACAACTTTATAACAACCAAAAACTTTTGCTAAATTAGAATGAGATCCAGCAA